GAATTTACCGTGATATAGAATATAACAAATGTGAACTTTGCGGAACAATTTATAACTTTGATAAAGGCGAATGTTTATGCCAGCAGGAAGACCATTAAAATTCAAATCAGTTAAGGACTTGCAAAAACAAATTGACTTGTATTTTGAAGATACTCCGAAAGAAGAATGGACTATTACCGGACTAGCTTTAGCACTTGATACTAGTAGAAAAGTATTATGTGAATATGAAGATGACAGAAAAGAATATAGTAACGCAATAAAAAAAGCAAAACTTAAAGTAGAGAATGGATACGAGATAGATTTGAAAAGACACGGGAGGTCAGGAACAATTTTTGCACTAAAGAATTTCGATTGGAAGGATAAGAGTGAAACGGACATTACTACACAAGGAGAAAAATTGAATCAACCGATATTAGTAAAATTCTTAGAAGATGAGCAATCAAACACAAACAATAATAGAGATACCGAGTGAGTTTCGCAGACTATTTAACTCTGATTGGAGGGAAGCCGCAGTTTATGGAGGCAGATTCAGCTTGAAAAGCCATACAGTAGCAAGAGTATTACTTATAAGAGCAAGAATGAATAAAATCAGAGTAGCTTGTTTCCGAGAGTTTCAAAGTTCAATAGCTGAAAGCTCACACCAACTACTTGCTGACCTGATTAACAAATACGAACTAACAGATTTTGAAGTCACAGACAACGGAATAGTAAACAAGATAAACGGTTCAGACTTTATTTTTAAAGGATTACACCGGAACGAACAGAGTATAAAATCCATTGAGGGAATAAACATAGCTTGGGTTGAAGAAGCTCAGACAATAAGCAAAAGTAGTCTTGAAGTACTAACACCAACAGTCCGAGAAGAGAACTCACAGATTATTTACACCTATAACAGATTACTGGAAAACGATCCTGTTCACCAAAGACTTGTAGTAGAAGGAAGACCAAACACTCTGATAATCAATGTTAATTACGACATAGCAATCAAATACGGAATGATGCCTGAAACAGTCAGATTGGAAATGGAAGACGATAAATTAAAACGATACGCTCTTTATAAACACAAATGGCTGGGCGAGCCGAATAATGTGGAAGGAAGAATTTATCAAGGCTGGGAAATCATTGACGAGATACCGCACGAAGCAAGGTTATGGCGCAGAGGACTTGATTTCGGGTATAGCATAGACCCGAATGTCCTGATAGATATTTACGAATACAACGGAGGATATATACTTGATGAAATACTTTACCGGAAAGGATTGAGCAATAAAGCAATCGCTGATATAATCCTTAATCAACCTGTTCAATGCCTAGTAATAGCTGATAGTGCAGAGCCTAAGAGTATAGATGAAATAGCAAGTTATGGAGTAAGTATAATAGGCGCAAACAAAGGAGCAGGAAGCGTAAATCAAGGAATACAATTCGTTCAAGCCCAGAAGATAAGCATTACCAGACGAAGCCTTAAAACAATAACAGCCTATCAAAACTATGTCTGGCAAACAGATAAAAGAACAACAGAACACTTACCAATACCAGATGATACAATTCACGAATGGAGTAATCCGATGGACAGCATACGCTATGGTTTTAACGGAACAGGCGGAAACGGAAAGATAGTTGAACTTCAAAAACAACGCTTTGAAATGAATCGTAATAAAATATTAAATACAAGTAGTAAATAATTTAATTTATAAAATATGAAAGGTATCTTATATGTCGGTGGAGTAGTAGTAGCCCTTGTAGTAGGGTTATATGCAGGTTATCAAGGTCTTCGGCAAGAAGGTTTTGGTAGTGTAGCTCAAAGTAATGAGTATAATGTCACAACGACAGGTTCGCAATTTACAACACCACCTGAATATAGTTTTACAACCGACCCAGCAACACTAGGCTCTGTTGTAATCACAGGCGCTAATTCGGGCAAAATGGACTTTTACAACGCCACAACAACTAACAAGAATCTTAGAACAGGTCAAGCAGCAACAAGCACAATCTTAGTAGCAAGTATTCCAGCCAGTTTAGCTGCAGGAACATACGTTTTTGACGTGAAAGCACCAAACGGACTTTTAATGGTTTCAAGTGGTTCACTCGCGACAAGTACCATAACCTGGAGATAATAAATTAAAACAAGACTTATGTCTTATAAGGAAATGGACTGTAAAAGGAAAAAAATAAAAGACATCGCAAATAGGAAGTGGAGAAATGAAAATAAAGAAAAAGTAGCTAATTATCAAAGAAAGTATCGAAAACAAAATCCTCAAAAATATATTAATCTTAGGTTAAAATGGACTTATGGAATTTCGATTGAGGAATATAATGAAATGTTTTTGAAACAAAATGGTTTATGTGCAATTTGTAAAAGAACTGATATAGAGCAAAAAAGATTAGCTGTTGACCATTGTCATAAAACAGGGAAAATTAGAGAACTTTTATGTTCCAAATGTAATAAAGGATTAGGACATTTTGATGATAATTTAATTTATCTAAAGGAAGCGGTAGAATATTTAAAAAAATATGAGTAGCCAATATAAAAACAAGACAATCCCAGATGTAGTCCGTGAAATGGAAGAGGCAGATGTCAGCGGAAAAACAATACTTTCAAAATATGTAAGTATAAATTTGCGTAAGGTAATAAACACCATAGATGCCTATATCAACTCTCAATTCATTGATGGAGATGCAGATTATATGGGCAGGGAACAACCTTTCTTCAACATAGTTAAGGCGGCAAGGAACATCTGGTATCGCGCCACAGACTTGGACCGAAAGAATATCAGATACTTTGCCGGTAAAGATAACCAAACCGTTCTCGCCTTTATAGGAACATTGCTCTTACAAGATTGGATGCGTAATAGTAAATTTGGACTATTCCTAAACAAATGGGGATTAACTCTTGCCACCTATGGCTCGGCTGTAAGCAAATGGGTAGAGAAAGACGGAGAACTAACACCATCAGTAATCTCTTGGAATAACTTGTTATTTGATACCGTAGATTTCCATAATAACCTGAAAGTAGAAATTCTTTGGTACACACCTCAACAACTGAAAGAAAACGAAACCTTTGACCAATCAGTCGTAGAATATCTCTGCAACAACACCGAACAGCGTAAGACGATAGAAGGACAGGATATTGATAACAAATCTGGCTACATCAAGGTTTACGAAGTTCACGGTTATTTGCCTATCGCTCTGTTAAAAGAAGAACCATCAGAAGATGACTGGAAAGAATATACAAATCAGATTCACATTGTTTCCTTAAAAGCTGGTGGTAAAGAAGCAGACTATACTCTTTACAAAGGGCGCGAAGCAAAATGCCCATATCACCTCGCTCACCTAATAGAAGAAGAAGGAAGAACACTCTCAATCGGCGCCGTAGAGAACCTATTTGATGCTCAATGGATGGTCAACCACTCAGTAATGCAAATGAAGAACCAATTAGACCTTGCCTCTAAACTCTTATTCCAAACCTCAGACGGAAACTTGGTAGGTCAAAATGTCCTTTCTAACATTGAGAACGGAGACATCATAATCCACGCTATAAATCAACCTTTGACCCAGCTTAACAACAGACCTGATATTGCCGCAATGCAAGCCTACCAAGCCCAATGGCAAGCACTAGGAGCTCAGATAAACGGAGTTAGTGAATCAATGATGGGAGCAAATCCCCCTGCAGGTACAGCGTGGAGATTATATGAATCTCAATTACGAGAAAATCATTCTCTCTTTGAACTGATGACTGAACAAAAAGGACTTTATTTGGAAGAGATAATCCGAGAGTTCATTAACCCTTATTTCAAGAAACAATTAAACAACGGAGATGAGATTTCAGTAATCCTTGATGAGAACCAGATTAAAGAGATAGACGAGATGTATGTGTCTAACGCCGCTAAGCGCAGAGTTGAGGAGATTAAGAAACAAACGATTCTTTCTGGTCAAATCTATGACCCAGCCCAAGAAGGACAACAACTGGCTAACGAGACCGAGTTAGTCCAAAAAGCATTGCAACCATTAAAGAACAATCGAATACTTGCTCCTGATAAAGATACTTGGAAAGAGGAATTTAAGGACTTTGACTTCAATAACTTAATCGTAGATATAACTGGTGAAGTAAAAGATGTTCAAGGTTCTATTACGACCTTGATGACTGCTCTAAACATCGTAGCTAATAATCCGGGCGTATTGCAGAACCCTGATGCTAAATTGATTATATCCCGAATCCTTAACCTTTCAGGAACAATCTCACCACTTGAATTAAAAGGAAGTCCAGCGCCAGCTCAAATACCACTAAATCCTATGCCTCAAATGGCTAATCAACTGGTGTAATATGCCCTTAGGAAAAAATGTAAGTCAAAACATCCACGACTTGATGATGGATAATAAAAAGAAAGGTAAAGCTCGTGGAGCGAAAGGTAAAATAAGAAGTAAGCGTCAAATCGTGGCAATAGCCCTAAGTGCGGCTCGTAAAGATTCAAAGTATTAACTAATTAAATATAAATATATGGGAAAATCGGTAGGAAACACAAATGTGTTCGTGGAAAAATACTCCCCAGAAGAGTATGAAATTTTAAGAGGAGTCTTTGGCAACAATGAAGAACTCCTAAAAGCAATAAGAAACTCACTCCTTCAAAAGACCCTAACAGAGTTTGAATGGGGAGTGCTACAAAATCAGTTAAGAGGCGAAGGATTAAAGGAAATAATGAAAAAGGTAATGTTTGAACGAGACTTGCCCATTATGCATCAAGTAGATGAATGGGAGATTGAGGACATCAGAGGACGATTAGCAGATAACGCCGCCCAGATAATCAAAGCCAAAGCGTTGACTCTGAAATACTTTGAACAAGAATTTGAAAACTTGTTTGCTCCCGAAGCCAAAGACAGAGCAGTAAAATTCAATGAATTGTTAAACTTTGAAGGCAAGTCAAACGAAGAAATCTACATTAACTTTATAGCCCGAAGTAATATCGTAAAGAAAGTATTTGAATATGTCCGTAACCTTAAACTGTTAGGATATGTAGGGAATATGACACCGGAAGAAAGAGCGAAGTTGTCTAAACAGAATAGCGGTAAATAAATTAAAATTAAATTGGTCCTGCTGGATGACCTTAAACTCCCTCTAAATATATGGAAAATGAAATGGACAACACTGAGTCCTTAAACAGTGAAGAGAATCTTGACTCTAATCAAGAAACAACTAACGAATCAGTTGAAACAACTGACGAAGGGACAAATGAAGAGCTTACAAAAGCTCAACAAATGGCTCTTAATCAGAAGATTCGTGCCGAGAAGGCTGAAAAGGAATTAAAACGCCTTAAAGCACTCGGAGTAAGTAACGTAAAAAAGGAAGAAGAACCTTCAAAATCTTCATTGTCAGCAAAAGACATCATTGCAATAAGGGACTTGCACGAGGAAGATGCAGAATACTTGCTTGAAGAATCACAACTTCGCAAGAAAACTGTATCAGACCTCAAAAAAGACCCATATTACAAGGCAATTTTGCAAGTAAGAGCAGAAGAAAGAAAATCTGCAGATGCTACTCACTCTGGTAAATCCAGAACAAGTGCTTCCAAGCTAACAAGCGAACAGATAGTTGAAATGAGTCGTTCAGGAAAACTA